CATCTTCCCTTTACAATGACGCAGCTCTTGAAGCAATAATTGACACAGCAGAAGACGCTATTGGTGATTTTCTTATTCAATGGAAAGTCAATATAGATAAACACTATTCAGAAAAAGCAACCGAAACAACAATTCACACAACAAGACCCCACAAATTTTATGAAACACAAACAGTTGCCATATCAGGTGTTGAAGCACACGTAAACGGCAACAAAACAATATCTGCCATAGTTGATGATTACACTTTCAGAATTATAACAACAAGCGCACCAGTACATAAAGATTACAGATTTGTTATTCCTAATGGTATTGCAGCCGAAAATGATTTATCACAATACAACGGCGTAGCAGCAATAGAAGAAGCTGTGCTACAAATATCTGTTGACGTATTTCAATCAAGACTTTCAGTATCGGGAACTGCCCAAGCTTTAGACTTTACCCCTGCCCCATATCGTATGGGTCGGACACTTTTGTACAAAATAACAGGTTTAATAAGCAAATATATAGACTCTAATAGTCAAGTAGGTTAACCTATGGCTTTATCAGATCTTAGGAACACACTTAAAACAGCAATAACATCAAACACGAACTACACGGCTTATGATCACGTTCCAGAAATCATTATTCCCCCAGCAGCTCTTATTTTGGCTTCAGATCCATACCTTGAGCCAATGGTTATAGGTAACACAAAGAATTGGTACGTCAGACTAACTTTAGAAGTGGTTAGCACAACGTATTCAAACCCAAGCGCATTAAAAAACTTGGAAGACGATATAGAAACTATTTTAGGACTATTGCCTACATCTTGGGTTATACTAAGTGTTAGCAGTCCTAGAATTCGTGCAACTAATAGTACAGATTTATTAGCTGCTGAAATCCAACTACAAACAGCCTACACAGGCTAAGAAAGGCAACAAATGGCAACAACAATTTTAAGTGGTCGTTCTTTAACGCTCACAATTGCTACTGTCGCATACAGCGAACAAATTTTAGACTCTGCTATTAACTTTGACACAGAACGTTTAACTTTTGACACACTTGCAGGCAAAGCATACAAATACATAGATTCAAACGTTACTTTAGATCTAACTTTCCTAAACGACGCTGGTAAAACAAGTCCGGGAAGTTTATACAAAGCCCTATGGGACGCAACCGAATCAGCACCAGACACAGCACTTGCATTTGTGTTAACACTAACAACAGGTGTGACTTTAACTGGAACAGTATTACCACAATACCCTGGTATTTCTGCTTCAGGTGCAGACGCACAAACTTGTACAGTATCACTACAAGTTGTAGGAATTCCAACAGAAGACCTAACAGCTTAACAACTACTAAAGAACAGGGGCACTAAAAATGCTTAAGTTACAAATCTCGTGGGAATTAGAAACAGGTGAAAAGTTTGATGAGTGGACAAGACCTATCGAACTTGCTATGGCAGAAAAAGAACTTTATAACAACAAATCTATTGTTAAAGTTCTTATGGAAGAAAGCACACCAAGCAATTCACTTCTTTTATTCCTTGGTCATAAAATTCAGCAACGTGTCACAAAGAAGATTGAAAGTTTTGACGTTTGGAAAACCAAAGTCATCTCTATTGCAGCTTCTGATTTTGAGACAGCAAATTTTACCAAGCCCGAAGTCTTGGGCGAACAGCAATAGAATTAGCAATAGCAACTGGGATAACACCAGATTATTGGCTCAATGCCGAACCCGAAATGTGGGCTACAGCAATCGACATATTGAACGAGCGCAATAATGGCTAAAGCAATTCAGTTAGTTAAAGTTGATAAAGATTATCGTGGTTTATTACGTGCGTTTGGCAAAATGGACGACGTTGCTAAAACAGATATGAAAAAGATTGCAAGTGATTTGGCTGAACGTGGTGCTAATTATGCAAGAGGTGCAGCTAGTCGCGCACCATATAACGTGCGCCAAGCAATAGCTGTAGCAGATTCAATTAAAATATCTAGATCAGATAAAGCACCAAGTTTTAGTGTTGGTGGTCGTGCCAAAGTTGGCTCTAGTGCTTTTAGTGCTGGATATGTGATAATGGGTAATGAGTTTGGTTCTAAGGACTATAAACAGTTCCCACGTCGCTCACCTAGCAAAGGTCGGGGTAATCGTGGTTGGTGGTTATATCCTGCTATGGCCAGATTTCAACCAACTATTGCAAAAGAATGGTTAGCAGGTTATGAACTTATTAGAAACGCTTGGACAAAGAGGATTTAATGGCTGATATTAGGACACTTAAATTAGCGTTACTTGCTGACACAAAACAATTTATAGACGGACTTGATAAAGCCGATAAAGAAACAAGAAGTTTTAGCGATAAACTTGGTGGCGCATTAAAGGCTGGTGCTTTGGCTTTTGCAGCCGTTGGCGCAGCTGCAGGTGCTATGGCTATCAAAATAGGTATTGACGCTGTTAAAGCAGCTATAGAAGACGAAAAGGCTATGAAAAGCCTTGCCCAAACATTAAAGAACACAACTAAAGCCACAGATGCACAGATAGCAGCTACAGAAGATTTTATTGACAAAACAGCAAGAGCTACAGGTGTTGCAGACGACCAATTACGTCCAAGCTTCGACAGACTTGTTAGATCAACACAAGACATAACTAAAGCACAAAAACTACAAACACTAGCCCTTGATATTGCTGCTGGTACAGGTAAAGACCTTGCCACAGTTACAGAGGCACTTGGTAAAGCCTATGACGGCAACCTTGGAGCATTAAAACGTATTGGTGTACCACTTGACGAAAACATAATTAAATCTAAAGATTTTGATGCAGCTGTTAAAGCGTTATCAGAAACTTTTGCAGGTCAAGCAGACGTTGCCGCTAATACTTTTGCTGGACGTATGGCTCGTATCAAGATTTCTCTTGATGAAGCAAAAGAAAGTTTAGGGCAAGCTCTTTTACCATTACTTGAAAAGTTTGCACGTTTTGCAACAGATACTCTTGCACCTGCTTTACAAGGACTTGTAGACGGTTTGACAGGTAAAAAGAAATCAGTTGTACCAGCATTAGGAATGTTTCAAGAAGCGACAAATAAAGGCGAAGACGCAGGCTATAATCTTGGAACAGCTTTACGTAACCTTGGTTCAGGTCTTGGCAGTTTATCAGGACAACTAGATGTTGCAACAAGTGCTGACTCAGGTTTTGTTAGATTTGTTAATTTATTAACCACTATGGTCAATGCCATAGATAGTTTGCTTAACTCAATAAATGCTGTACTTGGACCATTCAAGCAACTTCTTGATTTCAGCCAACGTTTTGCAGAATCAGAATCACAAAGAAGAATTGACCCAACTTTAATACCACAAGCCAACCCTAACTCTGTATTTAACAAACCAGCTGCAACAGTTGTAAATATTGTTAACAACGTTAAAGGTGCTATAGATCCACAAGGCACAGCTAGAACAATTACTAAAGTACAAAACACAGCGTTAAAGACGACAGGAATAAAGCCATTCAACTTTGGGTTTAGATAACCAATGCCGATTTACACACCCACATTTAAGATACGTATTGCTGGCGTTGAATACACCAATGAGGTTTTAAGTAACGCAACTATCACAGCAGGACGTAACGATTTTTTTGAACCAACACAACCAAGTTATTGTAATCTTGAACTTATCAACTTATCTGGCACAAGCCCAGCAATTAACTTATTAGACGTAGTAAATATTCAAGTTAAAGACACAAATAATGTGTTTGTTGATTTGTTCACAGGTGAAGTTTCAAGTGTTCAAAACACTCTTGAAGGTGCTGGGGCAAACGATCAATATGCAAACACAGTACAAGTGCAGGCTATAGGTTTTCTTGGTTTACTTGTTAAACGTTACGCAGGTGCAGTATCTTACCCACAAGAATTTGACGGACAACGCATTGAACGAATATTAGAGGAAACACTTTACACAGCTTGGGAAGACCTAAGTAATTTAACTACTTGGAACGATTTACCAGCACTTGAAACTTGGCAAGACTATGGTGTGCAAGGCATAGACATTATTGACAACGGACGCTACGAAGTGCTAGCACGATCAGCACAAGTTGAACAAGCTAATGAAATAACGGACGTTACAGCTACAACAGGTTTGGGTTATTTGTACGAAACTGGCGACGGTTTAATCGGTTATGCAGATGCTGAAAGACGTTCAACTAACTATGGAACAAACACTATAGCCGTTGACGCTGACATTCTTTCAAGCGCAGGCTTTACCACACGTTTACAAACAGCAGACATTATTAACAGCGTAGTAATTCAATACAACGACCCAGTTGCCGAAGAAGCAGCTGAAAATGACACAAGCATAGATACTTATGGT